GAAGTCGAAATACTACTTGCTGAAATACGAAAATACGACCCAAATTACGTTCCAAAATCGGTTGGAAAATATTTGCTAGTTGAACTTCAATCAAGGCATTTAGATCATCAAATTAAATATAAGAAAAGACCCAAGTACAAGCATAGATTCGCGAATTCGATTGAGCGGCATTGGTAAAAGAAAAACCCACAGCTATAAATAGTAAGTTAGAGCTTACTAAAACTGTGAGTTACGAAATAATATTTAAATTAATTATAACATAGAAACGGAGAAATGAGAATGAAGAAATTCATAAGTGAACATGAAAGTAAGCTACTAGTATTTCTGTTTTGTTTCCAAATCGGAGCATTATTATCAGTCACATATATTGTAGCGGCGTGGATTAAAATATTCTTGAAATGAGGTTTTTAAATGAAGTTATTACGATTTTTCGGACTAGTAAGTATTGATGAAAACGAAAATGAATATATTGAAAAATCAGACAGATACACATTGTTTTGTTTAGCTTTGACCGTGTTAATCGCGTTTTTAGTAAGTATTGGCGGATTGATATTAAATGGCTGAATTAATAATGATTGTTGCTTTGATACTACTATTAATGCTTCTTGCAAGGAGTGATAGAGAATGAATGTAGAAAATCCGATGATAGTTGATGATTACTGGGACGATGGATTTCGACACTGAGGAATGAGGTTCACACATGAAAACAATTGCAAATGAGTATAAAGAATACATTAACGAGCACATTTTAGAGCAAGCAGAAAATGACCAATTCGGAATTCAACAAACTATTTATAAATTTGATAACGATTATGGTGCTAGCGTAATAAAAGAATTTATGGGTCCTGGCGTCGAACTTGCGGTTATTCAATTTATAAATGACAAAAATTGGGAGCTGGAATACAGCACATCTGTAACAAACGATGTTCTTAGAAATTTAACACATGAACAACTGATTGAAAAGCTAGAAGAGATTAAGAATTATGAGTGATAAAGAGAGGTGCAGGCGTGAATAACGAACCGGAAGACATAAGTTATCCGAATAACAAAGAACAGAAAGAGTATTACTTTATGAAATGTCATATCTGCGGAGAAAAGATTTTGGGCAGAGAAACAATAACATATGAATATGCTGGTCAAGTTGAAGCTGTGCATGAGAGTTGTTATTTTAAAGCATCAAGTGAGATTTAGGAGTGAGAACATGACAGAATACGCACTTTATAAAGCAGACGAAGTACTAATAATCGGCACAGTAGACGAACTAGCGGAGTTTCAGAAAGTGAAGCGTGAAACGATTTTGTTTTATGCTACGCCTACGTATCAAAAGAGGACGACTGATAAGGGGTTAAGAGTAATTAGAGTTGATTAGAAAGGATGAAATTTCTTGGGGAAATATTATTGGCACGTGTCAAGGCTTGGTGGGAAACCGACAGAAATTCGACACTATAATCACATTACAAAAATGTATAAATTTATTTTGCGAAATCCTGCTATGTTCAAAGACAAAACTTTAACGATTTATGATCACGCAAAACCAGTTACAAACATGACGTTTAACGAAATTAAGTATAGAGCTAATCTGAATTTACGCGAGACGGTAGAACGAAAGTATGTGCTAGGGCTTAAGCAAAGACTTTTCAAGGAGGATGCGAAAAAATGAAAATTATTCTAAATAAATGTTTTGGTGGATTTGAATTATCACATGTAGCATATTTATATCTTTGCGAAGTAAAAGGAATTGATGTTCACTCTTATTTAGCAGAGAGCAAGGACGATACTTATCACTTTAAGAAAATAGATAAAAGTTATAAAAAGTCTAATGTATTTGAATGTGTTTGGTATCTTAAAAACGAGTTGCCAAAAATGGAACTAAGTTTAGAAGAAAACTGGGATTTTCTTGAGCACATTGACTTAGACTTCGATGAGGCAAATAGAGCTGATTTAGACTTGATAAGAACTGTTGAGATTTTTGGTGAAGCAGCAAATCCAATTTATTCTAAGTTAACAATAGTAGAAATACCCGATGGAAATGATTTTATTATACATGAAAATGATGGTTTTGAATCTGTGGTTTATGGTCAAAACCTTGGCAAAGCGTGAAGAAGGAGGAACAAGCATGAATTTCAAAGTAGGAGATAAAGCAGAATTTATTTACAGAAATAAGAAAAGCGTAGGAGAAATAAATGGCGTTTATCCTGGAACGCAAGAGGTGTCTATTAAGCAAAGCGATTCTCCAATAGATTTGTTATTTTCAGATAAAGCTGTAGTAAAAGTTGAAGAACAAGAACGTATAGTTGTTCCACAATTTGTAGCTGATTGGATAAGTCGTCATAAACAAGAAGGATACAATTTGATCTGGTCGATAAGCTATGAAAATAATGATATGCCTGATGAAATATACGAATGGTTAACTTCAGCAGCTGATAATCAAGAACTATTTGCACGCGCATGGTTGGACGGCTACGAAGTCGAGAAAGAACCGCTTTATTATGTGCGATTGCCGCTTTCAACATGGAACGATGACGCAGCCGAATTAGAAGTGATTAATATGTATGTTTTGTTAAATAAACAATCTGATGAAACAACTTTTACTGGATTAATTATCAATAAAAATAAGAAATGGACAACCAAATTAACAGAAGCGGAAATTAAAGGCATGCCTGGAGGAGACATATATTGGCAGTTTGCGGTGCTTGTTGAAGAATTGGAGGAGTAAATATGGAATTATATGCAATAGTTGACGAGGATTTACAGGTTGCTAAACATCGTAGTAAAGGAACTCTAGCAGTGTTTAAAGACTTAGAAATGTTAATAAAACATGCTTGGAGATATAAAGAGAGTGGAAAATTGTACAAAATTGCGGAGTTAGAACCTATTAACTTCTTTTCTTTTGAGGAAGCGGAGGGTGAAGCATGACAGTAGCCGAGTTAATAGAGAAACTAAAAGAGCTTCCAGCTAATGCAGAGATTTTGCTAACCATCGGATGGAATCACTCGGAAATAGAAGAAGTAGGCTGTATCGAAAATGAACGTAACGTTTATATAAGCGGCTGGTGAAGTGGAGGGTGAAGAAGAATGAGATCATTTGATGTTTCTACTTATTTCAAATCTTTTGTGGATGATGATAAGGAAGCGTTGGAATTGTTGAATGAATACATCATCAGAAATAATAAAAGACCAGTTTCCGTGCAGTTTCAAGTAGTACATTATCCTGAGGCAAATCGTGATAGAGTTTATATCTTTGCTGAATTTGAAAGGAGGGTGAAGCATGAGAGAGATTGAGATTTACGGCAACATACACGAAAATCCGGATTTGTTGGAGGTGATGGAATGAAACAAGAAGAGTTAGACATCATATTAGAGAATCATGGGAAATGGCTACGCAACGAAGGTGGCGAGAAAGCAGATTTAAGTAATGCAGACTTAAAAAACACAAATTTAAGATTTGCAAATTTAAGACTTGCAGATTTAAGATTTGCAGATTTAAGTAATGCAAATTTAAGTATTGCAGATTTAAGTTATGCAAATTTAAGTTGGGTAAACTGGCAACATGTAGAAGGCTTAACAGTTATCTGCGTACAAGTAGATACGACACGTAAAAACAATCAAATAACATATATCAAAGAATTAGATATATGGATAACAGGTTGTTTCCAAGGAACATTAGATGAGCTTAAAGCGTCTGTTGAACAAACGCATAAAGATAATGAAAAGCTTAGAAAGAGATATTACAGAGTGATTGATTTTATTTTGAAAGAGGTGGCGGAGGAATGAAGTACCGACAACATGAAACATATTCCTTTCAGTCAAGGCGTTTAAAACGATCTGTAAGAGTGTTACTACTTAAAATATTAAAATGTTTGAAAGAGGTGGCAAAGTGAAGTATAAAATCACATATTTATCTCAAGAAGTGTACGAAGTTGAAGCTGAGAACGAGGAAGAGGCGATACGAATAGCTGAGTTTAACCCTATGTATCGACCAGATGCACATATAAAATTAATTGAAGATGAAAATTTGCTTGATTGCGAATTGATGAAAGAGGTGTCGGAATGAAGAAATTAAACGAACAACAAAAAGCAGAAATGAAAAAATTGGCAGATTTAATTATCGAAAACCCTGATTTACCAGTTGTTACGATGACGGATAACTTTGACGATAAGGGGACTAGCGTTTGGACAGCAGGCTGTTCCTGCGAAGTAAGTATTGATTACATTTATAGTCCTAAACAACGTGATTTGCTTTCAGGTCCTAAAGATGATAGACCATATGTTAAAAGTTTTGATTATTATGAAGCAATAGAAGAAATGAGTGAAAGGATCCATCCTCATGACGACACGAGTAGACCAGAGGAAATTTGGAATAGTCTTGATTGGATAAAAGTCATTTTAGTGTATTCGGGTCAATTAGAAAAAGTAGATGATGTCTATAAAGAACGTTGGGTGGCGGAATGAACGAGGAATGGTTTGAATTTGTGGGATACAGTGAGTCTCAAACGAAATACGTAAACATAGACGACCAATTAAACGAGCTTTCCAAAACACACGAGATTATCGAAGTCCATTTCAGTACGTATTCCTCTTCTGATTGGAACTATCTATCTGGAGGAACTGCTACCGCACTTGTGAGAGCAAGAAAGAGAGAGGTGGCGGAATAAATGGGAGTGAGTATTGATTTATACAGTTATGATTATGAAGCGCTTTTGGAAGGCATTCAAAGCTATACAAAAGCGGAAAATACGGAAGTTATAAGAAAAATACTTCTAATAGGCGGAAATGTCGTAGGTGATAAATATATCATTTTAAACAATGAACTCTGGGAAGATAACAGTTCATATTACAACGTTCCGAACGCTTTAGAGCGTTTGTATAAAGTTGATGATGTCTTTGGAAAAATCTTCTGTACTTTTGATGATAGGTTCGGTAGAGAGACGCTAATTAATGGTTGTGATACCCCAGAAGAAATATTAGAAGAGGTGATGGAATGACGACATTTAAACCGAGAAACATCCTAAGTTGGCGCAGTGGATTACCTTATGATAATACGAGATTTTCACTGGGTAAATCACCAGAAGGTGGACAACATGGTGATGAATGGTACAACGGAAAAATGAATGTAAATGTAATCAGTATTGAGTACAAACTACCTGATTCATTTAGTGAATGTACAGGTAAATATATTATCAAACTGGAAGACGATAGGAGAATTGTTATCTCCGAAGAAATTCCGTCTTTTATTGAGGAGGTGGCGGAATGATGTGTGAGTATTGTAAGGATGACTCTATGATGAATAACGAGCCTTTGCTGAGTTTTGATGAAGAATATAAAGAAACAGGTGTCGTTAGACTAGACAGCAATGACAACTTAGGAGTTTTCAGCTACTACGGTTTAACAGCTAGGAATATCAATTACTGTCCAGTTTGTGGAAGGAGTTTGGAGGATGAAGAAAAATGAGTTTTAATAAACGTATCGTATACATGAATAAATACAATCAACGTGTCATGGTCAGAAGTGTAGGTATCGGCGACGAGCACGTCGAAATTACAGAAACAACTAACTCTGCCCTTGCCAAATATTTCACTAACAAGAATCATGCTTTGCGTATGTGCGGTTTAATAGACATAACTTTGGGTGTTAATACTAGGTTAGAAGACCGCAAACAGGTGTATATCATAACAAAGGTCAAGAGGGATTGTGACGAATATCTACGAGCTGTCGTGCCGCTTGTTGGTAATTTATCACCTGTAGCAAGTTGGACTAAAGATATAACCGACGCCATAAATTTCACTGATTTCGATAGTATTGCTGTGATGTGTAATTTCGTTGACTCACTTCGCGAAAACGACTATCAACCGAGATGCGGTCATCAGATGTTTTATAAATAGGAGGAACACGAATATGCAATTGGAGGTGAAAAATGACAAAACAAATCATCATTAACGAAGCAAACAGTTTACTTCACAGAAAAAGCAAAGAATTGAGTAAATCAATCATTAAAACACCAAAAGACCTAGAAAGATTCGCGATTGGTTTGGATAAATTATCGCAAGATATGTGGGACTATAAAAACGAATTGGAGGCGATCAAATGAGTATTCAACCGGGCGATAAAGTAGAAGTGCAGGATAGGGCAGGGGTAGCTGAATTATGTGTAGACGGAGAGCAGTTTCATGTTCTGATTAACAACAATGGTCTGCTTACTGTTGAAGATGAAGACGGATTTTCATCCTTTAACATACCAGCAACTCAAGTCAAGAAAATGAAAGAAAATAGGAATAGTCAATTAGTAAATGAGCTATATGAACAATCAGACTCAGTAAGTTTTAGTATATATAATGCAGATACAGATAAAGCTAAGATGTTTGTATCTAATGTAAATAAGCCACAATTTGACGAAAGAAACAATGTGAAGTGGTATTCTGCATCAAAAGGCAAAATAACAGCAACAGCATTTTTGAAAGGAGATGATTAATATGACAACACTTTATTCCATTCAAGAAAAGTATCAACAGTTATTAAAT